TCACTTAATCTTTTGTAATTGTTAATATCTTTTTCTAATAGTATTTTTTTGTTTACTGCTTTTTTTACTAGACCTGAAAAATATTTAATTCTTAAATCAACCATTTCTTGTTTTAACTTGTCATATTTTTTACCTTCAAAAACACTAGAAAACGCTTTGTTTATAAGAGTTGGATCAGAGGCTTTTACATCTTTTTTTTTCTTTAAAGACACACCAAAAAACTTTTTCTTATCTGTTGAAACTATTATATCAGATGAATTGTAATCTTCAAAACCAAAAGCACTAACTTTAAATTCTTCTACATCTTTGGGAAATATATTACCTGTCATATAGACGGTTACTTTACCTGTCGCTTTATTCATGTATCGCCTAATACCCTTAGCGGCAGACACACCTACGGCCATATCTTTAATGAATTTATCAGTTAGTTTTGCAGAAAAACCTTGAAAGGTTTTTTCATCACCGAATTGAATATCTTTTTTAGTTTTTACTATCTTCTTGCCATTGTTAATTAATTTTTGTAAATCTATTGGATTTTTTACTTTATCCAAAGTTGACAAATCAGATTGTAAAGCAACTGCTGTCATTATTTCAGACGCTTCGTAAGCCATAGTTTTCTCTCCTATGTACTATTTATGTACGACTACGACCTCTTGTCCTAGCAGGAGCGTTATACCTTGACTTACCTTGATCTACAAATTTTTCTTTGTCATCTCTACAATCAAAGAATGGTGGGAACCCAAAGATACCAAAGGTCTTATATTTGTTTTGAAACTTAACAACAGGTTTTACATCTTCTTCAAAGAAAGACTCTTTTAATACTAACTTACTAGGCATTTCTACAGCACGCCATAGTATGTCTTTACCTTTCTTTATCATTTCAGTTTTGTAGTATATAGATGGACTATTTTTTCTTATTTGTTTTCTCATACTTTAAATCCTGAAAACTTATCATAAACACTTTCAGCAGGTTGAGGACCTGATGGTTCATTTAATTGTTTTTCTGTTTCTTGGTTACTATCTACAATCTGTTGAGCAGATTGTTCTACATCATACAATCTCATCTTTGCCCTATCTACACCTAATATAAAGGCACGATTAAGACCTGGATCATTGTATCTGTTCTTTAATTGTTTAACTTTCATTTGAGATAGTTCTTCTAAATCTTCATTTGATATTAGAGCAAACATAAAGTCAGCAGTTGCAGGAAGACCAAAACTCTCTGAGGTATCTTCTAATCCTACATCACTTGACATATAACCAGTTCTAGTTGTTTGAGTAGCAGAAACAATAGGTACATTATAAGTCACAGCAAGGCCTCTTAATTCTTCAGCGATTGCCTTGATGTAAAAGTAAGATGATATATTACCACCTTTAAATCTACTAGATGAACATATATTTAAATAGTCAATGAATACTATATCTGGTTTAAATGATTTCTTTAATGCAAGTTCATCAATCAAATTTTTAAAATGACCTGTATGAGCAGAGGCAGTAGGATATTCTTTGATAATTAATTGACCTTGTACCTTACTTTGCATTTTCTTAATCTTGTCATCATAAAACTTCTTAGGCATGTCATAGAGTTCATCAATCGTCACGTCTAATAAGTTAGCGTCAATTCTTTCTGCGATACGTTCTTCAGCCATCTCTAAAGTAATATACAATACATTCTTGCCTTGAGTTATCATAGAAGCAGCCACATGACACATGAACAAAGACTTACCTACACCTGTACCTGCAAGTGCTACATTTAAAGTCTTAGGTGGTAGACCACCTTTTGTTATACGATTAAAATATTGTAAATCAAATTTAAGACGTTCTTCAGTTCTATGATAGTAGTCGAATCTTTCATCTGATTGTTCGACATAGTTATGACCAATATGCTGATCAAAAGAAACAGCAAGAGCCTCACTAAGGATGCTCGGAATCGCTTCTGGAGATAATTGTTTATCTTTACCATCTATAATCTTAATACCTTTTAGTACAGCATTATATACAGCACGGTCTTTGCAAAACTTTTCAGTTGTATCTAGTAACCATTGTTGATCTACATTAGACTCAATCTCTAAACTATTCAATAATTGTTTTGATTGTTTAAATTCTTCCTCTGTAATATTCTTTAGGTTTGATAACTCAATTGTCAGAGCTTCTCTTGTGGGAAGATTATTATATTTTACTATAAAGTTATTTATCTGTTGAAATACAATTATTTCTGTTCTATCTCTAAAAAATTCTTCTTTTAAAAAAGGTACAGCCTTACGAGCAAATTCTTCGTTATATACGAGATTGGATAATATTGTTAATTCAAATTTGTCTATCATAATATTGTTTTATCTGTTTCGTGTTGTGTTCTCTCTGTTCCTGCCATAGGTATTATATGTTTTGCTTTTTTGTTAAACTCTTTACTAATATAACATGAAGTTGTTTCAGAGTCAACATGTAATGGTTTAAATCCATGAAAATGTATAGGTATCAAGTCGTATTTGTCTAACTCTTTTTTTGTATTTTTGTGCCAATCGCTATTGTCAAATATAATAATACCATCATCTTTTAATTTATCAAAGGCAGGTTTTACACAATCAAATCTTACCTGACCATCAATTACAATAACATCAAAACCTTTTACATCAGCTGCATATATTGATGAGATATATTCTTTATGGTCTGATTTATATTGTACATTAAATTTTTTCACCCTATCATACCACTCTTTATTATCTTCTACACCATAATAATTAACTTTTTTATCTGCCCACCATAATGTACTAAAGCCTGTACCATATTCAAATACATTTGCACCTTCCCAATCAATACTATTTAACCATTCATAACAAGGATAGGTGTACATAGGCATTACCTCACCTTTATTATTTACAGGTATATTTTTTTTAGATGACTCTATAAACCCATATTCATTTCTTAACTTATGTGTTATATAAGCAAAATGTAATTCTTCATTAGGTATTTCTACACCACTAATTTTGTAAGTCGGCATAATGACCATAACTCCCTAAAATATATTTTGGTTTATCTGTTACCTTTTCACCTACATGTGGATAACACCAGTTAGGGGGAAACATTAATAATCTTCCTTGTTTTGGTTGTACTTTTATATCTCTATTAGGAAAACTAGTATAACCTGAATCATTATTAGATAGATATACAAATAAAACTAAAAATCTACTTGATGTCATTTTAGTTGTTGCGTCAGCATGAATATCAAATCTATCCTCTGTATTGGGCATATATCTTTTAAATCTTGTATGTTCCATTTGAAAAGTTTGTGGCCATACACAATCTGATATATTATTATCTTTTTTATATAAATCAAAATAAGGTCTTAATAACTTACCTATTGCTTGTTCATATTTTGGTACAAGTGATAGATTTAATTCCTGAAATGCTCTGTGATCTGTTTCTTCTCTATGTGTATGTTTTATATTTTTCTCAAAAAATGTAATTAGATTATCACAAAGTCTAGGTTCTATAACACCATCATATATGGTAATGTAATCTTTATTCAAATTTAATTGTGCCATTTTCTAACTGTTTCTCTATAACTTCTATTAATATATCACCAATGTATTGCCTAAAGTCCTCTGTTTGTGTTTCAACATTATTAGGATTCTTTTTTATTTCATAAGTAAATTTTAAAGGCAATTGTCCACTTGCATTTTCTTCGGATGCAAATTTGACATTTGTATATGTGTATATTATTTCAGAATATGGCGCTTCTGTCAACTTGATACATGAAAAATCATCTACATCACGTTGAGCGAAAACGTATTTTTTATTCTGCACCATAGAGAAATTCTTTTTTGGCTGCCTCGTCAATTTTAGAGAGAACATCTTTAGTAAAGAATTTATCAGGCTCATTATTGATAGTCTTTGCATATTGTTTTGTGCCATCGGGTAATTCTATTCTTGTTGAAACAGATTTAAATATACCATGTTTAATTGCCAAGTCTAGCAATCCATAGTGTCTTTCTAAACCATGTTTATAAGTTAGTCTTACGTCTATTTTAGCATTTTCCTTTGTTAATCTACTTTTATAATTTAAACAATGAATAACATTTCCGATAACATCTTTACCATCTTTTTCTTTTCTTTTAGATAGATAAACAATATTAGAGGCAGCGTATTTCAAGCCTGAACCGCCACCCATTTCTTTTTGTGGGAACATTGAACCGATCACATCATAGGTGTGATTAGTCATAATCATAGGCACTTTTGCTTTGCCTAATTTAAGTGTTAAAACTCTAAACGCAGCTTTTACAATCTGCGACCTAGTCATATCTCTAGTTTCTTTACCTTCAGCTGTATCTGTCATTTCTTTTGTTGTAGATAACATACCTAAACTATCTAATACAAACATGATAGGTTTTCTATCTTTCTGGTCTTGTTCTAAATATTTGTCAATAACTTTAATTGATTGATGTCTAAATTCTTGTACGGTTGCAACTGGTACAACGACCATTCTTTTACTATCAACACCTCTAGTTTCAACTAAATCTTTTGTTAATGCACTTTCTGATTCAAAGTAAATGACACCTGCGTCTTTGTTTTTATCTAAAAAGGCCTTTACAATACCTAATGCAAAGAAGGTCTTACCTGTAGCTGCCTCACCTGCAATTGCTGTAATTTTGTTTGATGGCATACCACCATTGATAGAACCTGATAGTAAAGCATTTAATGTATAACTACCTGTGTCTATGAAACTATCTACGTCACCTGCTTCAACACCCTCACTTACTAGTGTAGCATATTCATTACCTGTTTCTTTAATAATGTCTTTCAAAAAATCCATGTTATTCTCCTATTATTATGTACCATTTTATATTGTTATTATAACAGAATTGTTTAACCTTGTCAAGCTCTTTTTTATCAAAGCTATATCTCTCATAAGGCCGTTGATTTCTGTATATTATTATATTCAATCACCAAGTTCCCATTCAAATCTGAATTTTTTATCTTTAGGTATCCAACCAACTGGTGGTTTTTCTAAATCTGTTGTCTCTACATTAGTCCATATATCATCAAACATATCTGTCGTAGGTAAGGCGCCAAACTGATTGAATACTCTACCTTCAACTTTCTTTAATCTTTTCTTTAATACTTCTCTATTGTATTCTAAAAGTCTCTGATAATCCCAGTATTCTTTTAAATCTGTGTATGATTTTTTACTTATCATTAGTGCTTGATAGGACATTTTTTTGCCTTTGCTTGATTTAATTTATATCCACCTCTAAATTTTGTTTTGACATGAGCATAAGATACATTTGCTAATTTACCATTCTCTTGTGTAGGTCCTTCTATCTCATATGTATATTTATTTCTTTCATATGGCACATACATTGCCAGAGGAGTGCCTCTCTTTATAGTAAACTCACCATATTTCTTTATAAGCATTTGTTGGTTAATCTCATGGTGTATATCTGACCATATTATACCTGGTAAAGTTTCAAAGGTAGTATCATAATGATAGTACATAGGAAGTTGCCATACAGACCAACCTGGTGGTGTTTTAACACGCCAAGGACAAGCAGGTTTTACAACCATTGAAGTATTATCTCTCATGTGTTGAGGTATAAAATCTCTAAACTGCAAATCATTATGAGATGAAAATCGAAACATATTATCTGGTGACTTCCATGACCACTTATCATGCTCTATATTTAAATGTAAATCACACCATAGTGGCACTACAAAGCCTTGTGTTATATACTCTGGAAATGATGGACAATTTCTGACGGTGCCTTTATTATCAACTTGACTATTAATCATACGTTCAACTTTTTTCCACCAATCAGGAATATATTCTTTTGCAGGTACGATTGGTACGACTTTTTCTAATCCCTCAATAGTAGACCACCATTTAATCTTAGGTTTCTCTCTTTGTTTCCAGAATGTGAATAATTTTTTTATCATAGTTAATATCTTTCTTTTATATTGCCTGATACACAATATCTATAACCTTTATATTTTTGTGGTCTTACTGCATGTTTAATATGACCTTCAAAAAATAATAACAATCCTTTTTCTAATTTTCTTTCACCACCTTGTTCTCCCATATCAGGAAAAAATAAACCTGGTGCGTCTTTAGGTGCATTTATATAATAGACAAATGACCACAATGAAGGCCAGTGATCATGTTCTATTGCTGATTCTTCGCTTTTGTATTTCATACCCCACATGTTATGAACAAAACAATCAACATCTTTTCTATATTTAACATTAGAGATATATCTTGCTATGTTTAATACAATATCAGACATCTTATCAAAACCAGGTTCTTTATTCATAAGCCAATCTGTCATTTGTGCTTTTACATTTGTCTTATGGCCTTGTCTATCACCATATGAATCTATTACACGTTTTAAATCTTTATCCATTTTAGGATCATCTAACTTACACTCAAATGTAGTTATCATGCCTTTAAGAGGCATATCTTTTCTTTGTATATCAAACATTAAAATAATGTCGCCCTTCTACTATGTCTAAAGTAATCTAATTTTTCTTTTGAAAAACACCATACATTTTCAATATATATTCTATTCATAAACTCTGCCTTTTCTTCTTCACTTTCAAATAATTTATCTGACTTAGGTCGTTGCATAATCCTCATACCTATCTGACCTACAAAATTATCTTTTAGGCTATCAACTAATTCATCACTACTATAATACCTCTTACCTTTTATTGTTGGGTCCATAATATTGATAAACATATGCTTTGATCTTTCAAAACTTTTTTGAGATACAGGTAGATAAAAGTCATCACGCCATTTAGAATATTCATCAAACTTAAACCATGATTGATTTTCTTCTTTATCACCACCTTCATTGTATCTTTCGGTTGAGAAATATGGTGGACTTGTAAATGAACAATCTATATTATCTATTTCATTCCAAGGCATATCTTCAGCACCACAATTATATATAGTTACCTTTTTAGGTTTTGCAAGAAACGAGTTATATGTTTCTATTTGTTTTAAATATTGTTTGTATGTATTAGGATTAGGATCACAGCCGATATATTCTTCAGCGTCACTAGCAAAAAAACCTGCAAGTCTATCACCCCAACCACATGATGTATCTAACACTCTCTTTGCGTCTGTCATCTGATAGATTGCTTTTGCTACGTTAGGTTTAAATTGTGTTGCGATATAAGTCTGTAATCTAAAAGCAGACACATAACTCTTATCATCTAATTTGCCACCTCTTAATTCTTCATGGCCATCTACCATTACAGGTTTCATACCATTTATGCCACGCCACATAGGACCTAGACAACGCCATATATCTTTTGCTGTACCATTGTACCACACATCTAAAGGTGATTTGAAACTATAACTAGAACAATTTAATCTTAAATCTTGGTGAAAATAATTAGATACATCATTATATATTGATGGTGCGTCTATGATACCTAGACCGTGATCTTTAAAATTATATTTGTAATCATCATACTTTTCTTTTATATTTTTTTCTAATTGTTCAAGTGGTTTACAATACTCCCATACATCTTGTTTCTGTAAACTTTTAAATGCTTGTCGCATTATATCATATGAAATCTCCTTTAGAGGAAACTTTGGTCTGTTGTCTGCAATATACTGTGCCAAATCTTCTCTAAATTTTTCTTTACCTATATCATTTGTAATGGACTCAAATGTCTGTTGATCCATTATAGGTAATCCATCTGTGTTTGTATGATCTTTTAAATTCATATGGACTTTCTTTCGCCATCTGCATGTAAATTTTGTAATGCAGCTTTCTTATCAGCAAAGTTTATGCTAACAGATATTCTTTCTGTTTTAGATTTAAATGGATAAACTTGATGTTTTAATTTTGCAGGAAATAAAAATATATCTTTTACTACAGGATTCATCATAACGCCTGTATTACAATATCCAATACTATCACCATACATAAATTCAATCTTACCAGCAGATGGTGTATTACTACGCATAGATGATTTTGATTTATAGTTTTCTTCTTTTATTTCTGGTGGTACTTGTAGATATATAACGCAAGATATATCGCCAGTATGACAATGTGAAGGATTCCATTCACCTTGTTTCATAAAATTTACCCAAATTGGTTTTAGCATAGCTATATCTTTTGGTTCAACATATAAAGACATATTAACTACTTGTTTAGAAAATTTAGTGTACATACTTGCTAACCAAGATAATTCTTTTTCTACTATCTGTTCTTCTTTTTTTGAAAAAGCATTTGCATAACTATATTCCTCAGAAAGATTACCTGCTAGTCTTGTACGATAATCATTTGACTTTCTAGTCTTTTTATTTTTTCTAATTTTTTTTGCTGTATTTAAAAGTATACCATATAATTCATCTGATATTTTACTCCTACAAATATAAGGGCCGAATTGTCTGGTTACTATAAATTGTCTTTCTTCTAAACTCATTGTTCTTTATTCCACATCATTAATAATCCTACTATAAAACCATATATAATTATAACATATAATATTGATAGAGTCAACTCCATTTGTTTACCTCATTTCCCCAACTATCCCAACCAGTTCTCTTTTGTCTAGCAAACAATTCTATATATGGTCCGTCTAATAAGTTCTCTATATGTTGATACATTATATCAGGTTTTCTACTATGTTCTCTACGTTGTTCTACTACTAATTGAGGTACTGATTTACTGATTCGTTTTGGTTTACCTTTAGTTGCAAGTAAACACATTTCTGGATTACCTCTTGTCCAGTATCCTAGACCTGTAAAGAAACCAGGTTTAGTTTTATTAGTCTTTGCCCATGTAAAGGCAACTGTCTTGTAAGTAAATCCCCATGCTTTTATTACCTCGAAAGCTTTATCGAGCAATGGGTCAATTACCCACATTAATAGGACACAGGAATCACCAGCAATTTTGTCAACTGGCATATTACATATGTCTTTAAAACTCATAACATTATAATGTTTTTCAGGACTTCTATCTTTGCCTTTGTTTGAATATGTTTTAAACGACCATGGTGGGTCTACATATATTACGTTATATTTTTTATCAATATCCATGTTGTCAATATTATCATTAAGAATATTTTAGTATCTATTCTTGTTAGTGCCATTCTCATACCCATTTGAAAAAACACAAAAATTGTAAAGTAAAAAAGTACCAATGCACTTATCATCCAAAAAATGCCTCTAATGTGGCCTGTCGTTCTAACTTCCACCCTATTGAGTCTAATATAAATCTCAAAGGATCAGTAAATGATTTTTGAAATTGTAAATCATAATCAACATATTTGTGTACATCAAACTCATAAGGTATTTTAGATGAAAAGGATAATACTGTATCTTTTATATTATTAGGTATCTTTAACATTAAAAATTTTATCTTATCACCATCTCTTATCACAGGATATTTCATCTCTAGTTTGTGTTTGTGTAGATTATAATTATATATTAGAGCACCTTTGACATGTATCGGTGTACCTTTTTTATAGATACTTGAGCTGTCTGCAAACTTCATAAGATTATTACATGATCTAGGAAAGGCAACTTCTTCTGGTGATAATGTTTTAAATGTTTCTTTAAAATCTGCAACATATTTAATTAGATCATCTTCACTCTCATTCATAATAACTCTAATTGCTTCTTTAATTTTTGTTCTACATATTTCAGGTGTTGATGACTTAACGGCTTCTACACCCATAACTTTTAGTTTAGGATATTCATATCTAATACCTTCTTCATCAAATAGATTTAACATATATCTTTTTTTAGCAACCCATATACCTTTATTGGCAATTGCTTCTCGTTTCATAACCATCTTTTGTTGAAACGCATTTACATAATCAGCAAGGTTGTCAAAACTTTTATCTATAACTTTTTGTAGTTTTTGTTCAGAGACTTTATCTAAAAAATCTGAAATCTGTTGAGGTGTCTTATCTTTACATACCTTGTCAACTAATTTACCCATAGAGATATAGATTGAATCAGTATCAGAAGCAACAACATAGTTTTGATTATCTGTTTCCAATACCTTATTCATAAATTTATTTACATCTCTTTCAACCCAACGAATAGATAATTGACCACCTAGTGTTATCGCCTCTGCTTGTTTAACATCAAAGTATCTAAAGTATTGATTGCCAATTGCACCATAAGCACTATTCAATGCAATCTTTTTTGCCATTTGTATGTTATGACAACGAGCAATCTCATTCTTGTAGATAGGATCTTTTGTCTTTTGAAATTCTTTCTTTGCAACCATCATCTTCTTTTTATAGATGACACGGTCGCCATACATCTTCTCCATCAACTCTGGTAAAAAACCTTGTTTATCTCGTTTAAACATTGCACCGTTAGGGGCGATTGTTAAATTCTTATCTTTAGCAAATTTTAGATTGACCTGTTGTGATAACATATTGTCAACATTAACGCCGTTTGTTTTAACATCATAGTAAGTTTCAGGACTAATATTGTATTGCATAATAAGGTGAGGATATAAACTATTTAAATCAAAAGAAACAATCCACTTATGTAATCCTAAATCAGGATCTTTTACATATGCACCTTCATATTGTGTTGCCTTTTCTTGGTCTTCTCTTGGTGGCACTACAATATGTTTTTTCTTTAGATGATTATAGATTAAAGTATCCCAACATCTCACTTGCGAATATACATCTGTATAATTAACTTTGTAATCATATGCCATAGTCAAGCATAACTCAATTAGTTTCATCTTATCTTCAAGTCTATCAACTAATTCTACATCTTGGATATTATATTCTACAAATCGTTGATAATCTTTTGTATAGAAATCTTTAAATGTTTCATAAGGGTTATCTAGTTTCTGTTCGCCTAGTTCTACTTTGGCAATGTAATTTAGTTTATAACTTTCTTGTCGAACATATGTAAACTTTTTATATAAATCAAAATAATCTAATACAGATATACCTAACATATTCCAGTATTGTTGATTTTTTTGTCCTAGTTGTACACGTTCAGCATTGACATGATTCCATGGTGACATCTTATTGATTGTGTCATTATCAAATATCATTCTCATTCTATTCATAAGATAAGGTATGTCAAAGAATTTAACATTCCAACCTGTCACAATATCAGGATGATTTTTACACCAAAACTTCATAAACTCTAATAGTAAATGTTTTTCGTTTTGACATTTTACATAAGTTGAGTTTGCTTTTTTAGAAATAAAATCGCCAGTACCCCAAGTTAATATCTGCTTGTTGCTATGATTTTTTACAGTAATACAAATGATTGTTTCTTTTGGATTATCTATATCAGGAAATCCTTGATCACAGGTTGTTTCAATATCTAATGTAAAGATTTTAATATAGTCTTTATTCCATCGCACTTCATCTTTATAATTACTTGCGATATATTGATACTGATAACGATTCATACCATAGATTTTATATTCAGGTATGCTTTTATACTGATCTATAAAATGTTTTGCTTTTGATATACTAGCAAATCTTTTAGGTGCAACAAACTTGCCGTCTAGTGTCTGATGTTTTGTTTTTTCTTTTGTAGGTACAAATAGTGTAGGTTCAAAATTTATTCTGCTTAAATATGATTGACCATTAGCAACACCTCTGATAAGAAGTTTGCCTTTATATTCTAAAACATTTGTATAAAAATCACTTGCTAAATTCATAATGTATTATATCACAAAGACTTAAAAAAATCAAGTCTGTTTTGGTATATGGACTATTAATCCATCTAATTTTTCTTCTAATGTTATCTGACAACTTAATCTGCTATTTGGTTTTGCTAAAGGATCGTAATCTAATAAATCTTGTTCAGCACTTGTTTCATCTGGTTTACCTACCTTATCAATCCATTTTTCATCAACCCAAACATGACAGGTAGCACACGAACAAGCACCACCACAATCAGCGTCTATACTATCTATGTAACCATTCTGTGAATAGTACCTAGACGCCTCCATCAATGTATTAAATTCAGGTGCTTCTACGGTCTCTGTTTGACCATTTCGAGTCTTAAAATGTACTTTAATATTTTTCATTACACTATAAGTTTTGTTTTAGGTTTTACTAAACTGCTTGTGTTCTTATCATAAGCGTCTATTAAATTTTGATCTGGATTAGTTTCACAAATTATATTTGCGTGTTTAATTTTTATAACTTCATCCTTTGTATATGGTATGTATGGGTGAAAACCTATTGACATAGGTGCACCTGGTTGGCCTTGCATTGGGATCAATACAAATGCTTTTTTAATATATTCATACTCTATATGGTTGACAACTTCTTCACCTTCATTTAATGGATCGCCCTCATCAATAGGCGTACCAATCACATCTTCTCCTGTTGAGAGTCTGTATAATCTAATCATAATATATCCTTTCAATTATTCAGATTTTGTTTCTTCGTTAACTACTTTCTTACCAATGTTATATTTCGCTTGTAAATTCCACTCTTTTTTTTCTTTAAAAGCTATGATTTTTATTTGTGATAAAGGCGCTTTGTTTGTTGCGTCTTCAGGTTTTACTATTGTTAGTAAGTTCCAGTCTTGCAATAATATAGCAATTGTGTTTCTTCTTTGCACATCATTTTCTATTAGAGTGGCTTTCTTGCCATCTAAAGCAAATAATTCTTTAAAATGTACTATGTAATATTTACCTTGTTTATGAAGTATGTGACAACTTTGAAATAAAGTTTTATCTTTACGACTTGCAACACCTATTCGGGATAAGGTTTCCCTAATTTTTAAAAAGTCATCAGGTTGATTAAGAGTAACCTCTAACATCTTATCTGGTGACCAATTGAAACTTTCTTCACTCATCTTTTTCTCCCACCCTTATCAAGTTTTTCTTTGATAAGATTCAATTGTTTTTTATCTAGTATGTCAAGGGCTACTTTTGCTTTTGCATTACTATAACCATAATATTCTTTTACATACTCTAAATTTTTTGACTTAGCAGTAGTTGTCCACTTACCACCAAATCGTTTTCTCTTACGAATACTATTTAGTAGAAAATGAAACTGAAGACGCTTGTTGAGGCCGTGATGAATATTCATCTCATTTGCCATCATTATAGAGTCAACATGTTGAGATAAACAACGATTAATAATGTAAGGTGGGAACTTCTTTTCCCAAGTTAAGTCTGTACCATCAAGTAAATTAACCTTAGTAAAGTTTATTGCATTTAGATAATCAGATAATTTATATTCAATCATTATTAGTGCTTTTCATGTTTTTTGTGACCTTTATGAGAACCCATGTAGTAATCGCCTGGTTCATAATCCCAAACTTTACCGTGATGACCTCTAATATCAGCCCAAAACATTCGTGCTTTAACTATAAGTCTTAGCCACAAAGTTCTTTTCGCCATATCTATTATCTCCTCTACTTAAATTTACATTCTGCCATGATTTGTGTCAGGCACGCAACCATATTTATCTCATGGTCAGCCACAAAGGCTGATTTATATTGGTAATCTGCAATTGTTAACACGGCTGCAGGAACTGATTGAGGTTGTAAATTTTTATATAAGATGTCATAGATACCTGAAAATAAAGATGAAGGATCTTTATCTAGGTTTTGAATAACCCATTTACGCATATCACTAAATCTTTTTTCTTTTAATAACTTGACTAGTTCTTTATTATTGATCTCTGATAAAGAAACAAGTATGCCACTATCTATCTTACCTCTTACAGAATATCTTTGTAGTTCGTTGATAGTTCTTCTAAAGTCTGGATAGTGCCTTTGTATTAGTTCAGCAAGTACCTTTTTATCAAATTCTATGTGTTCTTTTTTAAGAACATCTGATAATCTACCCATAAAAGCAGTAGCAGTTTTAATCTTTTGACCATTTGTAATACGAAAATCAATACAAGTACAACGACTATGTAAAGCAGGTATGATCTTATTCTTAAAATTACAAGTAAATATAAATCTACAATTTTTGTAAAATGTTTCAATAAAGTTTCTTAATGCAGGTTGAACAGAGTCAGGATTCATATAATCTGCCTCGTCAATAATTACAACTTTATGATTAGAATTGCCATCTAAAGAAACACTAGACGCAAAATTTTTGATTGTAGTTCTTAAAGTATCAATGTGCCTACCTTCATCTGAACCATTGATGATGATATAATCAACACCTAATTGTTCACATAAGGCACGAGCAACCGTTGTTTTGCCCGTACCTGCTGTGCCAGAGAGGAGAAGATTAGGTAGTTCTTTACTATCTAAAAATTTTAAAAAGGTAGATTTTAAGTCTTCACTTAAAATACAATCTGATATTTTTTTAGGACGGTATTTTTCAACCCATAAAAAGTCTGACATTCAACACCTCTAAAATGTTGAATCAGCTTCTAATGCAATCCAATATTGCACAGGAACTTTTTTGTTTATAAAATGAGCAATCTTTGCCTTAGATAATGCAACATCATATTCGCCAGGAATAATTTTCATATTCTCTGCCTTGATGTAAGCAGTAAACTCAATATCAGTAGTACCAACTTCAATAGATGATACATTTGAATTACTATTTTTTTTATCTAATGCAACTAATTTAATCTTGCCATTCTCACCTTTAAATGCAATATCAGGTAGACTTAAATTTGTATATAGTTTTTTGACAGAATCATAGTCACTATTTTTCAAGTTAAATGTGACCGTCTTGTCAGGCATTTGTATTTCTTTAGTCGGAACAACTAAAGTAGATTTATCAGCAAAAGCATATCTTGTTGTTAGAGAGGAACTCTCATCTTTGATTTGCAGATTAGCAGAACCGTTAAAATTTAATACAGGTTTTGCAAAAGAATCTAGTGCTCTTAAAAACTCTGGTAAGTCATAAACACCAAACTCTGATTCAAACTCTTCAGCAACATCTGCTTTTGCCATTATGTTTTTCATAGTGGACATAGTAGCAATAGACTTGCCTTGTTTGAATAATATATTGTTGTTAATGTCAGAGAAATTTCTCAATACACTAACTGTCGCTTCACTTATTTTCATTTCTTCTCCTTGTCATAATTTAATAATAGTATAACATAATGTACTGCTTTTAGCAAGTCAGCACGATTATGGCCGTTCTTCTTACCATATCTACACAAATATTTAATTGCATTTGCATGGCAAAAATCTTTTCCAATGTTAAGAGTTTTTAGTAAATCTAAAACTTGAAAGCCATCTTTACCTTTTGAGTAATGTTGGCCGTAAGTAGATTTTATATACTCGTCAATCTCTTTAAGGATTTTATCTTCATTGTATTTCATAATATAATTATATCACTATATTGCGTTTGAGTCAATAGATGATTGTAAATATTTTAACATATGTTCTGGTGATGACACCGTATAAGGATCATCATCATTACTATGTTGATTAAACCCTGGTTCTATAAATCTCATTTCTACAGCACCATCATTGATAACAGCAGAGTATCTCCATGATCTTAAACCAAAACCTTGTGCTGGTTTGTTAACTAACATTCCTAAGTTTCTAGTAAAAGTACCACAACCGTCTGGTATCATCTTAACATTTTTTATTTGTAAATCTCTTGCCCATGCGTTCATAACAAAGGCGTCATTAACTGATATACAATATACATCATCAACATGCTGTTTAGTCATGTCTGAATACATTGTATCGTATGTAGGTAATTGTTGACCTGAACATGTTGGTGTAAATGCACCAGGTAAACTGAATAAGACAATTCTCTTGCCTTTAAATAATTCGTCTGTTGTTTTGTCAACCCACGAGCCACCAATAAAAGTACAACCGCCTTTTTCATCTGTGTCGCCAGTTCTAAATTTAAATGTGTGTGGTTTTATTTTTAAATCCATAATATATTCTCCTTCAATGTTTAAGTGAGAGGTCAGTATATTGTGGAGGACTGACCTCTCTAGTGTGGTGTATAATTATTTATACATCACTATTATTATAATAACAAATTTTTTTTAATTTGTCAAGCCCTAAATTCCCTGCATACGAGGGTCTTTAGAAAATAGATTAGTTTTTGCTTTAGGTCTAGCAATACTATCTTTACTTCTTTTTCTTAATTGAGCTTTAGACGATTCAGATTTACTTTTCTCTTTTCGTAAAGCTCGTAGGTCTTTAATTAAGTCCATACTAACTCCTTGTTAAGAGCGTTTCTTCAACCTTTGTGGTTTACTTCCGTCCGTTTCAGGATAAACGATATAATTATTTATACAAGGGCGGCAATAAAGCCGCCCCTATCTATGATTACTTAATGTCTATTGTTTTTAGTTTTTTAGCGTCTGGAATGATCTTCTCCATTGACACTTTCAATAAACCGTCTTTTAACTCTGCACCTTTGACTTCAACATCATCAGCGATAGTAAATGATCTCTTAAAGTATCTTTTTGAGATACCTTTATGAATCACATCCTTTTCTTTAGGTGCTCCTTTTCCAGGTGCTACACCTAGTGACTCTCCAAAAGCGTTAACTTTTGATTCGATAGTTAATGTATTGTTCTCACTAGTAATCTCAATATCTTTTTTATTGAAACCTGCAAGAGCAATCTCAATATCAAATTTATGAGTACCTGTCTTAACTAGATTGTATGGTGGATAGTTAACTGCAGGTACATCAAACATTGATTCGAAATGATCGAACATGTCATCAAATCCTACTGATAACGGTCTTAATTGATTGAAAATAGATAGTGCTTTATTGGTCATAAAAACCTCCTTTTGTTAAGCAAAGTTTATTTTCGACAACCCTATAAGGCGTTGTCTATTATTA